GCAGGCTCGGCGTCGCCGGCAGGGACACGCTGACCACCGTGGCGGCGGCGATCGCGCTCTCGTTGCCGCTGGTGTCCAGGTGCTTGGCCAGCACATTGAAGGCGCCGGCCGCCTGCCAGCCCCACAGGTGGGTGCGCGCGCTCTTGCGCGTGATCAGCAGCGCGCTTTCCCACGTAGCACCCACGCGCAGCTCGGTGGCCGCATAGTCGATATCGGTCGCCTCGTCCCAGCGCAGCAGGATGCCGTTGGTGGTCAGCTCGCTGGTCAGCCCCGCAACATCGCCCGGCGGCGCCAGCAGCCCCAGCACGGTGTAGGGCGGCGCCGTCACCACCGCACCGGCCTGGCCGGCGCCGTTGAACGGGCGCACGCTCACGCTCCACACCTCGTCGGCCGTCACCACCCAGCTGAAGCGGCGGCGGCCATCGGCCGTGCGGCCCAGCGTCACCACCGGGTTGCCGTTGACCGAGCCCAGCACCTGCGCGCTGGCGTAGCTGCCGTTCGCGTTCCAGGTGGCGGTCAGCTCCACCACCCAGGTCGAGCCCTGCGGCTTCAGCTGCTCGGTGATCACCAGGCCGCTGATCACCGCCGCCGTGGCCAGCAGGCTCTGCGGTGCCACCGTGGCAAAGGTGCCACCCGCCGCCCCGTGGTACTCAGGCCCATCTGGCACCGCGCGGAAGCGCACGCCCACCGTGCCGTCATTGCGCACGAACGGCCGCTTAGCCACGATCTTCGCGCGATAGCCGGGGGTGGCCTTGAAGTCGTACAGCCACAGGTAATCGAGCGCCGGCCGGCTCACCCCCGGCAGATCCACGGCACCTGGCCACGGGTCCACCAGCGTCACCGTGTCGGCGTCGTTGTCCGGGCCGCTGCCGGTGATCGCCACGCGCAGCACCCGGTAGCCGCTCTCGCCCGGCACGCGCACGCCCAGCCAGGTGTTGGCCGGCGTCGTGCCGTTCACCGGCACCCGGCGGTCGAGCGTGAAGACCGCGCCCGCCACGCTCACCAGGCGGCCGCCATAGCCCCACTGCGTCATATCGTGGGTGAAGGCCACCGCCTCGCCGTAGCGCGAGATCGTGCCCTCCGCGTCCATCTCCCACTCCAGCACCTTGCGCCGGTACAGCTGCTCCGCGTACCGCAGGTTCGCCGCGCGGCCGGCTTGGTCGCGGTCGGTCACCCCCCACAGCTCGATCGTCTGCGAGCGCCGCGGCGCCACCACGCTCGCCGGCACCCGCACCTGCTCCTGGGTGTAGCCGTTGGCCGCATTCAGGAACGTGCACACCACCTCGTCCACGCCGGGCTCGGTGTTGTAGACCACGCGGAAGCTGCCGGCGATGATGTTATGCATCGCCACCACCGCCGTCACCGGGGTGGCGTCGCTGTCCCACACCACACCCAGGCGGCCGCCTTCCAGCGTCTTCGCACCCCAGCCAGCGGCGCAGATCGCATCCAGCAGCTGGCCATTGCTCAGCCCCTGGTCCAGCACCGCGTTGAACCCGAGCCCCTTGGCCTCGCACCAGGCGCCCCACGCCTTCACCGCGTCGTAGTCGATCTGCGCATCGGTCAAGCCCAGGCCAAACACGCGCCGGCCGCTCACCGTCAGTCCCTTGGCCACGAACACCAGCCACCACGCCGGGTTACTCGTCTCCTCGAACACCCAGGCGCTGCCGTTCCAGGCCCAGGTCTTGCGCCGGCCCACGGCGTTCACCGTTTCCAGTGCGCCCTGCAGCTGGCCGCTGGCGCGGATCTTCACCGCCAGGCGGCGCTGGCCGGTGTAGTCGGCCGGGTCGGGCTGGTAGCTGCGCAGCACGCTCCACTGCAGCTGGCTCGTCACGCGGCTGTCGGTCTCCTCCGCGTTGGCGCGGCGCACGCGCACCTCGTACTGGCCCTGCGGCACGTAGCGCTGGAACGTGCGGCGCAGCGGCCGCGTGCTGGCACTGGCAATCTGCACCGTCGGCACGTTGCTGGCCGGATAGCCTGGCCACGGCGTCTGCCAGTTGCCGGCATTGGCCTGCGCGAACGTCTTGTAGCTCCACACCAGCGCCTGCGTGCCGCCCGCGTCGCCGCCGATCTCCAGCGTGCCGGCCGGATCGCCTTCCACGTGCACCGCGAACAGGTCGGGGTCGAACCCCACCTGCTGCCACTGCATCGCCGCGTCCACATAACCCTTGCTCCAGTAGCTAGTCGCAAAGGCCACGCCGGCGCCGAAGAACGGCTGCCAGCTGCCGGCCGGCAGCAGTCGGTACTCGGCCTCGATCAGCGCGGTCCAGCCCTCCACGCCATCGGCACCGGAAAAGAACAGCAACCCCTCGATGTCGATCGACAGCGCGGTGGCGTCCACGCTGCTGGTGCGCGTCAAAAACCCGGCCGCAAACGTGAGCGAGCCGCCCGCCAGCGTGTCGACGTTACCCGCCACCAGCGACAGCTTGCCGTCGGCCCCGCTCCACTCAGTGCGCACGTCGGAGAAATTGCCGATCGCCGTCTCGCCGATCTTCAGCTCGCTGATGTCGAACCCGGCGCTGTCCAGGCCGAAGTTGAACACCGCATACAGGTACTGGTCGTCGCCCTCGAACTCGGTGTACTGCGCCGCCCCCAGGTCCGGCACGATCCGGTGCGTGCCCAGCAGCACCGGCAGCGGGTCATACGGGCGCACCCGGTTCTGCGCGCCCGCCAGCGAGTAGGTGGGCGAGGTATCACCCTGGCGGAACTCCTTCAGCCGCGGCGGGATCGGCGGCAGCAACGCATTCAGCAGCGCGTTCGCGCCCAGCGCAAAGGCGATGCCCCAGCCCGCCCCATAGACGTTGCCGATGTACGCGCTGGCCACCGCGATCACCAGGCCGATCACCACCCGCGCGATCTTGCGGCCGCTGCCACCGCCCTGCAGCACTGCCTGCACTTCGATCAGCTGGCCCGGCCGCGGCCGCGTGTGGCGCCACATCGCGCGCGGAATGCGCGCGCCTGAGAGCCGCACCACCAACGGCCGCTCCATCGGCACGCCCACGCGCGTGAAGTACTCGGCCAGCGTCTCGCCCGGCAGCAGCACCGCGTACTCCAGCCGCCCGCCGCCCATCAGCGCAGCCATCGGATCGAGCGCCACCACCGCCTGCGGCGCCGCGCTCACCATCGCCAGCGGCCCCGCTGGCACCAGCGCGCGGCACGGGCTCGCCGGCTGATCCTCGCGCGTGCTCACGCCTGTGCCGGCAGCCACGCGTACACCCCGTCCAGGTTGAACCCCGCCGCCCCCAGATCGCGCACGCGCGTGAGCACGCTGGCGCGGCACTCGGCGTCGTTATGCAGCACCCACCACTCGCCGTCCAGGTCGAACAGCAGGCCGATGTGCGTCGGCAGCCGCCCCACGCACATCAGCACGCCGTCGCCGCAGCACCAGCCCGCCGGGCCAAAGCGCCGCTTGGCCACCGCCGGCCGGTGGCGGATGATCTGCGCCAGCATCGCGCTGCGGCGGGTGAGGCGCGGCCGGTCCTGCGGGAGGTTGATCTCCACCCCAAACAGCTCGCGCAGCACCTGCTGCACCAGGTCAGCGCAGTCGAACTTGCCCGGCACGTAGGGCACGCCCACGTAGCGCTCCACCTGGGCTGCCGTGATGATCTGATTCACCTGGTGCATCAGAAGATGCCCGGCGCCGTGGCCGGGTCGTAGCGCAGCGCGATCGCCGGCCAGTCCAGCAGCAGGTCGTAGCCCAGCTCGGCGGTGATCGCGGTCGGGTCGGCGGTCACGTTGAACATGCCCACCGTGAAGTCCATCTCGATGTTGTCGGGCAGTGAGCGGCGCACCAGGCGCACGCGCAGCGTGGCGCCCACGCCCCCGCCGGCGGCCTCCAGCGGCGCCATCAGCTCGCGCCCCACGTTCACGATCGAAAGCTGCGCCCGCGGCGTCTGCGTGCCTTCATCGGGCAGCACGAAGGTGAACGGCATCGCCGCATACAGCTGCCCGCCGCTGGTCAGGTCGGCGGTGTCGTTGCACACACGGATCGGGCTCGCCAGGTCCGGGTGATCGATCTGCAGCAGGATCACTTCCGGGTCGGCCCGGTTCACCTGCTGCAGGTGCGCCTGCATGCCGGTGCTGAAATTCGGCATGGTTCAGGCGCTCCAGTATTCGAGCGTGATGGGCAGGTCGATCAGGTCCAGCGTGGCCCGCTTGTACTCGGTCGGCGCCCACTCCTGGCCACCCACAAAGCGCGCCTGGTGCACGGTGCCGGTGCGCGGGTGGGTCCAGTCGAACCAGTCCGCCCCCTCCTTGATCGTGTCGCGGAAGAACGTCTCGAAGGCGGTGAACTCCGCCTTGCTGAAGAAGGCCAGCTTCATCGTCACCGTGATCATCACGCGCGTCTTCACCCGCGCCTGCTTCGGTGGCCCGGCCTCCATCTCGCCGCGCCCCAGCGCGCTGCCGCGCTGCTCGGAAAAGCTGTCGGTGTGATGCTTGACCGTCGGGAACGCGGCCATCGGTCAAACCTCCCGGCTTTGCAGCGGCCGCCAGCTCGCCACCTGCAGCTGGCCGATCGCGGTGGGCACGCCTTGCTCCGGCCACGGCTCCAGCCCCACCGCCGCGCGCGCCAGCGGCCGCAGCTTCCAGCCCAGCCGCAGCTGCCCCACGCGCGCCGCCAGGGCACGGCGCACGCCCGGCAGCGTCGCCAGCCAGGCCAGGCCGCGCTCGATCGCGCCGTCACGGTGCGCCGCGCCCGCGGCGCTGTAGTCCCAGGTGCGCGAGTACTCGAACGCGCGCGCCTCGCCGTTGACCATTGCGATGCACAGCCAATCGCCCGCCTCGAACGGCTGCACGCTGCCGCTGCCGAACACCCGGTAGTCGGTCTGCCGCGGCACGTGGTGGAACTGGAACCGCTGCGCCACGCTGTAGGCGCGATTGCGCAGCCCCAGCCAGTACCAGCTCGCCAGCGCCCAGCCGGCGCGCCGGTACAGCGCGCGCACCTGCGCCTCGTACAGCCCCGCCGGCAGGTACGGGTCATCGTGCGTCTCCAGCCAGCGCTGGTCGGCGCGCAGGCGGCGCAGCGGCGGCACGCTGCCCAGCTCGCGCGTGTACTTGTCCTGCACGTGGCGCGCGGTCCACGGCGCCAGCTCCGCCAGGTTCACCAGCTCGGCGCGCGCAATGGCGAAAGGCGCGGCAAACGGCGCCACCCAGGCCGAGCGGCTCACGTACAGCGCTTTGGCCTGCCAGTCGTTCAGCAGCGCGGTGGGCACCTGGTCGATCAGGGAGGTCATCCGTGCATCCTCAGCGCGGCTGCGGCCGCAGCGCGTACTTGCCTTCAAGTGCAGAGCCCAGCGAGCCGCGCCCGCGGCTCACGTTGCCCGCCAGCCGGTCCTCCACCTGCTCCACGATCACGTCGATCGACAGGCCGCCGCCGTCGCTGCGCTCCTCGGTGCGCACCTGCGCGCCGGTCTTGTTGATCACGTTCACGGTCACCTTGCCGGCGCCGCCCGCGCCCGTCGGCTCGGCGCGGATCGCCGCGCCACTGATGCGCATCGCATCGGCGCCGATCTTCGGCACCGAGCTGCGCACCACCTGGCCGCTGCTTTGCGGGTACAGCGACTCACCCCCGCCGCGGCCCATGCCGGAGCTGTCGTACCCATAGCCGCTGCTGCCGCTGTACGCCGCGCCCACCGCGTTGAACACCTGGTTGATGAACCCCTCCGCCAGGCGGCGCAGGATCATCGTCTGGATCATGTTGGCCACGGTATCGAAGAAGTTCTTCGCCGCATCCTTGCCGCCCTCGAAGCCGCGCATCAGCGCATCGGTCAGGCCGCGCCGCAGCTCGTCGGTCATGCGCTCGTTTTCCTCGGACGCCTTGCGCGCCGCCGCCGCTGCCGCGTTGTTCGCATCGTCGGCATCGCGCTCGTCCTGCACCTGGCGCCCGGCCAGGCGCGTCAGCCGCGCCCGCTCGCGCAGCAGCGCGATCTGAGCGCGCAGCTGCACGATCTCGGCCTCGGCGCCGTCCACCAGCTCCAGCTGCGCCAGGCGCTGCTCCTTCATCGCCGCCGCGTCTTCCAGCCGCGCCGCGCGCAGCTCGGCCACCTGCAGCTCGCTCTTGCCGAACTCCTCGATCTGGTTGCGGATCGCCTGGTTCTGCTCCTCCAGCTGAGTCAGCTCGCGCGCGCGCGCCTGCTCCTCGCGCAGCGCCGCCTGGTAGCCCTGGCTGCGGATCTGCTGCAGCTCGCGCTGCAGCGCGATCTCCTCGCGCTGCGCCTCGGTCAGGCCGCTGCGGCCGCTGCGCTCGCGCGGCGTGCCGCCGCTGTTGGGTGCCTCCGGCCGCGTGTCGCCGTAGCCGGTGTTGCCGTACAGCAGCTCGCGCCGAGCGCGCGCCACCTGCGAACGCAGCGCCTCGGCGCGGCGTTCCATGTCCGCCAGCTCTGCCTCGGCTGCCGCGCGGACCTCGTCGTTCATGCGCCCGCCCAGCTCGCCACGAACGCGCGCCATGCTGCGTTCCAGCCGCTCCAGCACCTTGTCGGCCGCGTTCTCGCTTTCGCTGCCCACCGCCGCGATCGCGCTGTTGATGCCGCCCGCCACCGTGCCGCCGACCACGAGTTTCAGCCGCTCCCAACTTGCGGACAGCTTGTCGATCTCGCCGGCGAGCTTCGCCGCCTGCTCGATCTGATCCTTGCTCGCGCCGCCGAACTTCTCCAGCCCCTCGCGGCCCTCGTTCAGATACGTGGTCATCTTGGCCGCGCCGCGGCCGAAGATGTCGGTGGCCAGGTTGCTCTTGGCCGCGCCGTCCTGGTAGCCGCGGAACTTCTCGGCGATCTCGCCCAGCACCACGTCGGCGGTCTTCAGCTCGCCGGTGGCGGTGCGCACCTCGATGCCCATCGAGCGGAACAGCGCGGTCGAGCGCGCATTGCCCGCGCCGGCGTCGGCGATCTGCGCGTTCAGGCGCGTCAGCGCGCTGGTCAGCTGGCCGCTTTCCACGCCGGCCGCGCGCGCGCTGATCTGCATCGAGGCAACGCCCAGCGCCTGCGCGGTCTCGTCCAGGTCATCCAGCGCGCTGATCGCCTTGCGCACCTCGTTGACGAACACGCCGCCCACCGCCACCGCGGCCGCGCCCACCGCCACGCCGAGCTTGCTGGCCAGCGCGACCGATGCCTCGTCGGCGCCGCGGCCGAACTCCTCCACCTCGCGCCGCGCCTCGCCCACCTGGCCTTTGAAGCCGGACGAGTCGGCCTTGATGCGAATGCCGAACTCGGTCGCCATCAGTGCCCCGCCCCTGCGCCTGCGTCAGCGCTGCGCTGCTCGGCCGCTGCCTGCAGCGCCGCCAGCTCCATCACCTGCAGGTCGGCAAACAGCGCCGCGCGCCGCTTGGCCGGCACGCCGTGCAGGCGCATCACCGCCTCGGCCGCCGGGTAGCTCAGGCCCACCCGTGCCGCGCCCGCCAGGCCGCCGGCCAGGTGCCACTGGGTCGACAGCGCGTTGTCGGAATGCACGTCGCAGTCGGCCTCGGCGCTCAGGCGCGCGATCTCGGCCTGCACCGGCGCCAGCTGCTCGTCGCTGGCGCGCCAGTCGCGCATGCTGGCCGCCAGCGCCTGCGCATCGAGCAGGGCCGCGCGGCGCTGGGGGTCGGCGCCGCCGATCGCCCAGTACCGCGCGGCCGCCATCAGTTTTTTTCGCGGGCGCCGTTGACCGAGGCGAAGAACGCCCGCGCGATCGAAGGCTGCGCCGGGTGCAGCGCCAGCAGCCGGTCCAGGTTGCCGGGCGTGAAGTCGATCGGCTTGCCGTCTTCCTCCTCCACCCCGCGCCAGCCAACCATGTAGCGGCGGACCACCTCGCCGTCCTTCACGCCGCCGCCGGCGGCCTCGGCCAGCAGCGTCTCCAGCTCGCTCTGCGTCAGCCGCTTGAACTCGGCAAAGAACTTCTGCCGCTCCACCTTGCCGCCCGCCACCGGGTAGGCCACCGTGACCTCGATTTCGTAGGTCTCGGACAACGCCAGACGAAAGCCCATGTGGTCCGCCTCAGCGCGCGATGATCGACAGCTCGTTGTTCCCGGCGCCGGTCGGGATCAGCGCCAGGTTCGCGTTCAGCATCACCACCCCCTGGCTGTCGCCGTAGCTGGGCTCGGTGATCTGCGCGCTGGCGCTGGTCACTTCCACGATGTTGCCGGCCGCGGTGCCGTGCACCAGTTGCAGCGTGCCGGTGGTGGCGGCGCGGATGCTCGCCCACCAGTCTTTCGCGGCCACCGTGGTGGCCTCCATGCTCACGCTACCGGCGCCGCGGCGGTCGGTAATCTGCACCCCCTCGTAGCCCACCAGCGAACGAAACTCCACCTGGTTGGCGATGTCCGCCTCCAGGCTCTGCAGCACGCCGGCATAGCCGTGCAGCGCAAAGGTCGGCGTGTTCACCTTGTTGACCGTGAGCGGCTTGGTCCAGCCGGTGAAGGTCGGCGCGCCCGGCGCCGCATCGGTCACCGGCGAGTACAGCCCCATGAAGCGGAAGCGGATCACCGGGATCTGCAGCGCCGTCATCACCAGCCGCGCGGTGCCGCGCGCGTCGGTGAGCTTGTGCAGCACGCCGTCCTGGTTGATGTACAGCGTCACCATCTCGAACGCCGCGCTCACCGGCGCATAGGTCGCACTCACCCCGGCCGACAGCGTCTGCGCAAAGCCGCAGGCGCGCAGCAGCACGCCCCACTTGGGCGCCGTGCCGGCCGCGCCGGCGCCCGCCAGCTCGACCTCGAACTCCACCTCGGCGTACACCGCCGCCGGCAGCTGCTCGCTGTTGCCCAGGTACGGGCGCACCAGGTCGCGGTTGACGAACTGCGCCTGCAGCGGGCGCGGCTGCAGGTTGCGCACCAGCACGTCGTCGACGCCGGCCACCGGCACCGGGTCGGTGCCCGGCGTCGGCTGTATCTTCGCCAGAATGATCGCCTTGCGGCTCAGCAGTGCCATCGTGTTTTCCTCAGCTGGTGGCCGACCGGCCGCGCTTGCGGCTGGCCTGGATCGGACGGTTGGATTGTTCCGCCGGCGGTGCCACCGACAAAGGCGGAACAGGTTCCGCGGCGTCGGCCTCCACCGCGATCAGCAGCGCCGGCCCGTCCACCGGCACCCGCTCGCCGGCGGCGTTGATCTCGTAGCAGCCGCCCACGCCGTGCCAGCGGTCCGGCGCCGTCTCTTGGTCCTGCTTGTTCTCGTCCATCACGCTCCTCACAGGTAGTGCCGCGTGCGCAGCGTCAGCCGTGCCATGTGGCACAGCACGCCGGCAAACAGCACCGGCTGCTGCTCCTCCAGCTGCAGGCCGGCGCCGTCGTCCAGCACCGTGCTGTCGACCACGCCGCCCAGCGTCTCGTCGCTGCGGAACGCATCGCGCAGCGCCTCGATCAGCGCGTCCATCGTCTTCTCGGTGGCCAGCGCGTCACTCAGGCCCAGGTAGCCGCGCAGCTCCCACTGGTGGATCACCACCGTGCGACCGCGGTACGGCCCCAGCTCCTGGGTCGCCTTGCGCGTGACGAACCAGCCGCGCAGCTGCTCCACCCCGCCCACGCTGGCGCGGTACAGGCCCTGCAGGCCGCTGGCCTGCGTGTCGTAGCGCTGGAAGTCGTGCACGCGGCCGATGCTCGGCACCGTTGCCGCCTTCGCCACGATCGCCGCGCGGATCGTTTCCAGCGCCGCCATCACGCGCCCCCGGCGTCGTTCATGCGCTGCGCCACGCGCGCCGCGGCGCGCTCGAAGCGCCGCTCGATCTGGCCCTTGTTCGCCGCGAACGCGCGGTTGAACATCCCCACCGCCAGCGTGCCGCGCACCGCGATCGTGCGGGCGATCGCCAGCGCGATGCCGCGGATCTCGTCCTCGTCGGTCTTGGCGAACTTCACCCGCACCCAGTCCTCCAGCGGCTCCAGCGGCGGAAAGTGCGGCCGCGTGCCCAGCTCCACGTACTCGGCATGCGCCAGGGGGCTGGCCACCACGCCCAGCACGCCGTCGCCCTGGATGCGCTCCTCGCCGAAGATCGACGCCCGCAGCGTGCCGTGCGCGGTGGGCGTGCGCTCGGCCACCTCGCGCACCAGGTGCAGGTCCACCTCGGTCATCGCCGCCAGCAGCTCCTCCACCGCGATCGCCGGCGCCTGCTCGAACACCGCCGCCACGCGCGCCACGTTCAGCGGTTCAATGCGGATGAACGGCCGGTTCATCGTCAGTTCCAGCGCAGGCCGCGCTCGATGGCCGTGCCGCGCCGGCTGCCAAAGCTCACCACCGCGCCGGCCGGCTTGGCCGTGCTCGCGTTGGCCGCGCGGCTGCCCGGCACCGGCAGGCCCCAGCTCTGGTACGCCTGCTCCAGGTACTTGCGCTCGCGGCTCGCATACAGCTCGCTGCGGCTTTTCTGGTCCACCGCGTCGGCGGCGATCGTGCTGTCCTGCTGGTTGGCGTAAAGGCTCGCCAGTTGACCGCACAGGATGCTCGCCGCCAGCGCCGCCACGCCCCACTGCTGCGCGGTCGGCACCGTGTCCACCTGGCTGTCGACCTGGTGCGCGGTGGTAAAGCGCAGCCGCAACGTGCTGGCCGCCGGCAGCGCATCGAGCAGGCCGATCTCCTGCACCGGCGCGCCGTCCACCTCCGGCAGATCCACCAGCTGCACCCGCTCGGGCGCGATGAACTGCGGCGGCGTGCTGCCCACCGGGTACTCGATCGACACCACCCGGCTCACCCCCACCACCCAGGCCGCCGGCGTGGCCAGGCGCTGCCCCGCCACCGGCGACAGCGCCACCAGGCGCGTGCGCGGCAGCTCGTCGGTCAGGCGCGCCACCGCCTGCGCGATGGCGCCGTCCACCTGCTCGGGCGTGACCCGGTCGGCGTTGTCGCGCACCAGGTCGGCCACCATCTGCTGATAGGTTTCCAGGGCCATCGTCGTCAGTCAGTCAGAGAGAAAAGCGACCCGCTGCGCGTGAGCGAGGCGGGCCGCTGAAAGCGCGCCATCGGTAGCGCGCAAGGGAGACAACCGGAAAACTCGGCCGGGCGGGGCTGCGTCCCGCGTCCCGGATCTCAAGGCTCCGGGCAGGCCAGTACGCAGCACCGGCCTGCCCATCGTCGCCATCACGGGGGGTGTATCTCGTCAGCCGGTTACGGCACCACCGCCTTCGTCGTGGCCTTGAAGCCGTCGACCAGCACCGCGCCGCTGTAGATGTGGCGGATCTTCCAGGTGATCTTGTCCGAGCTGAACAGCGAACCCACGTTCGGCATGTCCTGCACGAACAGCTCCGGCTCCTCGCGCCCATCCAGGAAGCCCACCTCGATCACCGCCTGCTTCATCGGGTCGGCCACCGTGACCCAGTCGTTCGCGTCGGTCCAGTAGGCCGGCACGATGATCTCCGGGTTGATGCTCTGCACGAACGTCTTGTCGTTGTTCTGGTTGCGCACGAACAGGTTGAAGGCCGTCTCCTGCAGCTCCCACGTCACGAGGATCGTGCGCGGGGTCAGGCCCAGCCGCTTGGTCGAGCCGGCGCGCGTCTGCTTGGCCATCGCCACCCGGTGCGCCGCGAACGTGGTGGCATCCAGCGCCGCGGTGAACAGGTTGTTGTGACCGGCCACGTACAGCGCCAGCGTGTCGTAGATCGTCGGGTTGGTGCGGTAAAAGTCGAACACGAACTCGTACAGCGTGTTCGCCGCCGCCAGCGCCAGCTCCACCGGGATCTGCCGGATCGCGCCGATGTCGTCGTTCTTGATCGCCTCGATCGTCAGCGTCTCCAGGCCGCCGCGCTTGGTGACCGCGTACGTCGCCTTGTCGTCGCCCGGCGAAGTCAGCGCCGTGTAGTCCGCGCCCTGGTTCACCGCCGGCAGGTTGCCGTAGCCGCCGATGCGCACCCGCTCCTGCGTGCGGAAGTCGTTGACCGGGGTCGAGCGCGCCACCTTGCGCCACGCCTGCAGGTCCGTCTCGCCGGTGTACACCTGCTGCATGCGGCGGGTGATGCTGTCGCCCAGCGCATCGGCGAAGGTCGTGCTGTCGATCGCCTCGCGCATCACGCCCAGGCTCTCGGCCAGGCGGCTGCGGTCGCACTCGGCCAGGCGGCCGGTCACCCGCTTGTCGCCGGTGATCTCGATGTAGCACTCCTTGAAGCTGGTCACCGAGCGGTGATCCTTGTGCTTCGGATCGAAAAAGGCGTCCAGCATCTCGGCCATCGCCTTCTTGCGGTCGCCCACCTGCACGTCGAAGCCGGGCATGTTCACGCGACCGCTCTCGGTCACCGCCGCCAGCTCCTCGCGCGCGCCCTTGATCGCGTCATCCACGGCGGCCTCGGTCAGGCGCGCGTCGGCGGCGAACTGGCTCTGCAGGCGCTCGACCGTCTTGGCCGGCAGCTTGGCCGAGGCCAGCGCGCTGCGACCGTAGGCGCGGGCGTTGGCCACCGCCACCGCCTCGCTGATGCGCTGCTCGACGTCGACCTGGTTGCCGCTCGCCGCCGGCGGCGCCGTGTTGGCAGCGGCCGGTTGCGCCACCGCCTCGCGGTACGCCGCCTCCAACTCCTCGTCGCTGATCTTGTCGATGTCGATCGTCTGCGCCTTCGCCGGCGCGTGTTTCTTGATTGCCTCGAACAGCCGTTCGCGCAGTTTCATGTCGTCTTGCTCCTGGGGGGAATCGTCGGAATCGTCAGCGGCTTCCACCATCCGCACCAGGCCGCCGCCAGCGCCCGGCTCCACGATCAGGTCGACCGACGCGACCTTCACGAACTTGGTGGCCATGCGCACCTTCTTGCCCTCGCGCACGACCGTGGCGGTCTTGGCGGTGGCGTCGATGCTCAGGCCGAACAGGTGGCTCATGCCGCGGCCGTACGCCTCGGTGAGCTTGGTGCCGATCGCGCCCGCGGGCTCGATCAGCTCCAGCGTCGCGCGGATCTCGCCGCTGTCCACGCCGGCGCCTTCCACGAAGCGCGGCTCGGCGAGCTGGCCGATCAGCTTGTTGAAGTCCTTGCCGCCGCCGCCGGTGTGCTCCGCGTCGCTCTTGACGAACACGCGCACCTGCTCGAACAGCGGCACCGCCTCGCGCAGCGCGGCGTCGGTGTAGTGGTTGCCGTTCTTGCTGGTGCCGGCGCGGATGGCGATCACCTCGAAGCGCCCCGACGGCGTGCCGTCGGCGGCCTTCTTGGCCTCGGTCAGCACGGCGCCACCGGCGGCCATGATCACCGCCTCCTTGACGGCGGCGGTCTCCCACTTTTGCACCGCCGGCTTCGCGTCCTGCAGCGTGACCACGCCGTCGTCACCAAGGGCGTACGGGTACGCCCAGAACTTGCCATCACGCTCGACGATCGCCATGTCGGCATAGAGCGCGTGCAGGTAGACGTACGGCCGCTCGGCGCCAGGCGCCAGGTTCACCAGCCACTTGGCCGCGATCGCCGCGCGCACCGCATCGATCGCAGCCTTGTACTCGACGGCCTCGGCCAGGCGCTCGATGCGCCCATCCGCGGCCACGATGACCACGCCCTTCGGCACGCGGAGCATCACTCAGCCTTGTCGGTGAGCTTCTGGCCGTCGGTCGTCACCACCACCACGTGCGTGCCGTAGTCGCGGAACGCCAGCACCTCTTTGGCGGCAACCGCCACCTGCTTCTGCACGGGCTTGCCGTCCTCGTCCTGCGCGACGACGGTGCGCTTCACGCGCTTGGCCACGTCGGCTGCGGTCAGCGCCTTGACTTCTTCCTTCTTGGGATCTGCCACGCGGGCCTCCGGTTCGATTGAACGATGTCGCTGCAGGCATTGCAGCGGACCGGCGGCATTACAGTGGGGGAGGGGCGCCCCTGCTAAGGCGGAAGCGGTTCCGGGGCGGAACGGGCAGAGGCTTATTCAGCGTACGGCCATCGGGCCGCGCACGTCAATCGGCGCAGCAGCGCGCTGCCGAACCTGCAGCCAAGCGCTGCAGTTTGCGAACTTGCACCCGATCGCAAACCGGACAAACTGCCGGCCGCGGCCGCGCCGTGCGGCTGCAGTTACTGCAGCGATCCGCTGCAACATCGCGCGCAGTTATCCGCGCCTTCATCGCGGCGCCCCGCGCGCCAGCTGCTGCAGCGGCACGCCGTCGGCCAGGTCCGCCTTGAACGGATCGTTGGCCAGCTCGAACGCGGTGAACGGCTTCTTGCGCGGCGTGGTCGGCTTGAGTTCACTATCTTCCGGCAGCAGCGGCAGCAGCACGCAGCCGCAGTTGATCGTGCCGTGCGCCGGCCCCGCCGGGTCCACCGGGTAGCGCAGCTCGTACTTGCCCTGCTTGCCGCTGAACTGAAACGGCGCATCCCACGCCTGCACCTGGCCGTCGGCCGCGTCGTGCTCTGGCCGGCTGTGCAGCTTGCCGCTGCGCCGCCACTGCTTGCGCATGCCCGGCACCCGTGCCGCCACCTCCTGCAGCCGCTGGTAGGCGGCCGCGCCGAACGCCCGGTTCAGCTCGGTGCGCACGATCACGGTGGCCCGCTCGCGCGTCGCCTCGCCCAAAATGGCCTGCACCTGCTTCACCGCCTCGAACGGCGTCTGCGCGCCCAGCACCGTCATGCCCAGCGCGGTGTTGATCTTGTTGGCCGCCTCCAGGCTGATGTCGCGGATCTTCTCGGTCAGGAACTCGCGCATCGACTCGAGTGCGCGCGGGTTGATCGCCTGCACGCCCTCGAACGCGATCGCCGCCGCCCGCAGCGGCTCGTCCACCAGGTCCGCGCCGCCGCGCCAGGCGCGCTCCAGGCCGGCCGCGGCCAGCGGCCCGCTGTCGCGGCTGAACTCGTCCATCGCCCGCCGCACCTCGCGCTGCAGCGCCTGCAGGCGCCAGGCGGCCGCCTCGCTCGGTTGCGCCGCCAGCGCGGTGTTGATCTGCGCCAGCGCCTGGTTCAGCTGCACCAGGATCTCGGCGCGCGTGTCGGCCACGATGCGCGTGCGCGCCCGCGCCCGCCGCGCCCGCTCGCGTTCGAACGCGCGGCGGCGTTCGGCGTCGGTCATGGGGTCGCCCGGCTACTGCGCCGCCGCCGGCGCCGCTTGTGGATTGGCGCCGCCCTGCGCCGGGTTGCGCGCCATGCCGCGCACGCGCGGCCGGTTGTCGCCGCCGCCTTCGCCGCCGGTGCCGTCGTCGCCGGGCGCCGGGTTGCCGTCCAGATCCGGCGCGCCGTAGTCGTCGCGCGCCTTCTGCTCGCGCGCCGCGCGCTCGGCCTGCGCCTGCTTCAGCTCCGCCGCCGCGTCGAACTCCACCCCCAGCCGGCCGGCAATGCTGGCCAGCGTGCGCAGCGCCGTCTCCTCCGAGAGCAGCCCCTGGCCGATCATCACCACGCACGCCGCCGCCACCTGCTGCAGCGCCGCCGCGTACTTGGTGGTGTCGCGCGCGGTCAGCTCCGGGAAGGTGGCCTCCGGGTGCATGTCGTCGTCGTCGTCGCTGTAGCCGGGCAGCTGGCCCTTCGCCGCCGCCTGCGCCAGCACGTACCGGCCCATGTCCTCCAGCCACATCTTCCAGGCGCGCTGCTTCTGCGTCAGCACCTTGAAGGTGGGCTCGCCCATCTCCGCCCCCACCGCGCGGTTGACGTCGCCGCCGCCGCCGAACCAGTGCTCGGGCACGGTGCTGCCGCCCAGCACGTGGTTGCGCATCAGGCTGCTGATCGTGTCGCTCTCGCCGGCGCCCAGCTCGGCGGTGCGCGGCTCCCACTTCTCGTTTTCGTTGTGCACCCGCACCGAGCGCGCGCTCGGCACCGCGATCTCGCCGGCGCGCTTTTTCACGTCGTCGTCGCTGGCGCCGGTCAGCGTCACGTCCCACAGCACGGTGCGCATGTCGCGCGCGCGGTCCAGCTCGCCCCACAAAAACTCGTCGTAGCCGTCCAGCCAGTCCATCTGCGCCAGCATGCTGCTGCGGCCGCGCTGGCCGCCGAGCAGCCGGTTCTGCTGGAACAGGAAGCAGTCGCCGTCGGTGAAGGTGGCGCGGATCTCACGCGTGCGCACCACGAACAGCGCCTCGTCGGTCTCCTCCGGCCCGGCGCCCACGATCACCCGATAGCGGCGCGCCTTGCCCTGGCGGTCCTTCACCGTGACCACGCCGATCGGCTGCGCCGGGTTGGCCGGGTCCATCACCACCGTCTCGATCAGCTGCGGGTCCAGGTAGCCCAGCCGTACGTGGCCGGTCTGCTCGTTGACGAACACCGGGTAGCACTGCTCGCCGTACACCTCGGCCTCGCGCACCATGCTTTCCAGGCGCAGGCCCATCTTGTTCAGCGGGTCGCGCCAGAAGCGCGCCAGCACCTTCTGCGCCTCCTCGTTCTTGGCGGTCAGCTTCACCCCCTCGCCCAGCAGGTAGGCCACCACCAGCTCGATCAGCCGGTTGGCCAGCGGATTGCGTTCCCACAGCCAGGCGGCGATCTTCTGCATCCGCACCTGGTCCAGCGGGCTCAGATCCCGCTGGCTGTTGCCGGTCAGCGCCCGCCACTGGTCCTCGTCGGCGTCGATCGACCGGCCGGCCGCCTCGCGCACCGGCACCACCTGGCCGGCCGGGGCGGGCGCCGCGCCCGCCAGCCACTTGATCATCGATTCGAACATGGCGCACCCTTAAAACCTGCCGTTTTGACGGCCCGCCGGCCCGACCCGGGCCGACCGGACGGTGCCGGCCGCACAGGAACCACGTAAAACCCACGTAAAAAACGCTCAGGCTGGCCGATCGGACCCTGGGTAAGGGGGTAGTAGCCACCCGCCCCGAAAATCGCTCCTGGGGCCTGTTTTCCGGGGCTCACCGTTTCCTCCCGGCAAACATCCGCCCGCCGCGCTGCCGTGCCTGCTCGGCGCGGCCGGTGGCGTCGGCCACCGTGGCCCCGGCCGCGCGGCCGGCGCCGGCGGCCAGCGTCCACAGCATGTGCAGGCAGTCCGGGCCGTCGTTGTGGTCGGCCTCCGGGTAGTGCTGCAGCTGGCTGTTGAACGTGGTCAGCCGCGGGTGGCTGCGGATGCGCCCCTGCTCGACGTACGGCTGCAGGCTCTCGATGCGCAGGTCCTTGTCCACCGTCGGGATCACCGGCCGCGCCGGCACCGGCACGCGCCGCTTGATCGACAGCTCGATCAGCTGCGTGCGCATGAACTCCTGGAACTGCACCGCCTCGAACGCCCACGCCACGCACTGGTACTCGGCCTGCATCTCGATGATCAGCTCGATGATCCGGCTGGGCAGCCGCTTGGCGATGCTCGCCTCCACCACGTCGAGCACGCCGGCGCTGCGGCGCCAGCCGCCCACCAGGACCGCGCTCGGGTCGCGCGTGTTGTTGCCCTTCTTGCCCAGGCTGGGGTCGCAGGCGCCGAAGAACACCCAGTCGGCGAGCCGGTTGACCCAGAACTGCAGGCCGACGAAGAACTTGGTGGTCGAGCCCGGATCGTTCTGCAGCTCGCTGTCGAACGCCGCATGGCCGTCGCGCGCGCGGCGCAGCATCAGGCTTTCCAGCGGGCGCATCGCCGGCCAGCTCACCTGCGCGCCCTGGTCCATCGCCTTGCGGTGCCGCTCGTAGAACGCATGCGCCGCGGCCGCCTTCTCGTCCGGGTCGCCTGGGGTGTTGAGATAAATCTCCTCCCACCGGTCCCACAGGTCCATGCGGTCCGGCATCCGCACAATGGCCTGGAACCGCCGCGCCTTCCAGCCCGCATTGGCCAGGTTGCGCGCCAGCACGCTGTCGATGTGCAGCACGGTGCCGATGTGCAGCACGCTGATCGAGTCATCGGCCGCGCCCAGCGGGATCACCGTCTTCTTGATCCATGCGTCGGTCTTGTCACGCTGCGCCAGCTGGCGCACGTTCTCGTCGTTCTCGATGTCATCGAGCACCGCCAGGTCCGGCCGGTGCGGCCCGTGGCGGCGGCCGCGGATGCGCTTGCCCACGCCGAACGCCTCGATCTTCACGTCGTTGCGAGTGACGATCGCGCCCACCCTCCACGCGCGGCCCTGGCCGGTGCCGTTCGGAAAATCCATCAGCAGGCGCGGGTTGGCTTCTAGCTCGGCCTTGATCGCCTCCAGCATCTCGGCCGCCTGCTCGAAGGCGTCCATGATGATGATCGGGTAGCGGCGTTTGACGAACAGCGCGCACCACAGCACGAATATCTGGCTGCAGTGGGTGCTCTTGGCCTCCCCGCGCGGCGCGGCAATGGCGTCGTGCGTGCCGGTGGTGGCGGCGATCTGCGGCAGCCGCTCGTAGAGATACGCGTGCAACACGGAGGGCGCGGCCTTGGCGTAGTGCGGGAAGTAGGTCTCGACGAAGAACCGGTAGTCGTGCTCGGCGCGCTTCACGCGCGCCGCGGCGGCCGCCGGGTCGGGCTCGAAGCCCGAGACATTCGCCTCGATCTGCGCGCGGAACTGCGCCGCCAGCAGCTGCAGCTGCGCGTTGAACTCGCTGGCCTTCTTCACGATGCTGCGCCTTGGTCAATCGCGACCCAGCAGCCGTCGCGCCAGAAGTGCGTCGCACACATCGTCACCGTCGAGTACATGGGCTCGCGCGGGTTCGCGAACACCCACGAGCCATCCTCGCGCTGAAAGCAGAGCGCGCCCCCCCGCGGCACAAACCCGCTTTTCTCATGCGGCGGATCGGCCGGCTCTTGCGGACCGAAGTGCCACTCCGGATGGCACTCGGCGCAGCTGCACCAGACCGTCATGGCGTCACCCGTACTTCTTCGCCAGCTCGGCGCCGAACGGCTCCAGCACCTCGCTGAAGGCGACCGCGTGCTGCGGGTACTTGGTCTGGATGAACTTGGCCAGGCCCTGCAGCACCTCCATCGCCACCGCCAGCTCGGAAAGCTCCGGCATCGTGCGCTTCACCGCCGCCATCGCCTTGTTGTAGGCGTCGGCCAGGCGCGCCAGCGCGTCCACGCGCTCCTGCGGCTTGAGCTGCGTCTCCCGGCTCTTGATGTCCTGCGTGGTGGCGTTCAGCAGGAGCATGAAGTCCTCCATGAACCGCATCGCCACCGCCTGCGCGCCCTCGCCGGCGATCGCGTTGGCCAGGCGCGCCTTGTCCCAGTCATCGCCCAGCTTCTTCGCCGCGCTCTTGAAGCGCTTGATGGTGGTGACGTTGATGCGCATGCGCCGCGCGATCTCCGACAGGTTGCGCCGGTCGTACACGTACTGGGCGCGCGCGGTGTCGCGGCTGGCCTGCGAGTAAGCCACCTACGGCCCCTTGATCCCGATCACCGCGCGGATGATCTCCACCGCCGCGATCACCACGCCGCCGGCGGCCGTGCCGCCCCACGCGCCCTGGCGCGTGGCGCGCGCCTGGCTCACCTCCAGGTGGTTCAGCCGCATGTCGTGGCCGTCCAGCCGCTTGGTGATCGTGTCCTCCATCCGCCGCAGCTGCGCGGCGATGTCGGCCGAGGCGCGCGCCTGCTCCTGCAGACGCCCGTCGATCTGCCCCAGGAGGATCAATGCCTGCTTCTCGTCGTTCATGCGCGTGCTCAAGTCCCTGGCAGACGTCCGTAGCGCTCCACCGCGTTCGCACAATGCGTGCATAGCCGCACCCCCTTGACTGCCTGGCGGCGCGCTTCGGGAATATCGTCCCCGCAGGCGTCGCACACAAAGGCGGAAGCGGTTCCGAGATCTCCGCCCCCACCACCCTGCCGCGCCCGCGCCAGTGCCTGCGCGCGTTCGGCTTCTTCCCAGCGTTGCGCCTCGTCGGCCAGGTCCATCTCAGCGCACCGGCAGCACCGCGCGCAGCACCAGCACCCGGCCCTGCGTCGTCGTCACCGTGCAGCGCAGCCGGTAGCTGGCGCCTGCCACGCCGCCCGTCACCCACTGCACCGCCAGCTGCGCCTGCATCGCCACGCCGCCATCGAGCAGCGCCGCCGGCGTCGCATCGGTGCCGGCCACCACCGCCTCCACGACCACCGCCGCGGTGGCCAGCGTGTCGTCGGCCGCCATCACGTCGGCAAAGTTGAACTGCACCGGCACCCGCTCCAGCGGGTCCTTCACCGACAGCGTCACCGCGTTCATCTCATCCCCTCAAAGTCGCGCGCCAGGCGCCGCGGCGCCGCACACCCCACACCCGCCGCCGCGCCCGCGCCGCAAAGCGCGGATCGAGCCCGAACAGGATCACGCTGGCCAGCACTCCGGCCGCCTGCGCCCGCCCCAGGGCCGCGCCGTTCAACACGATGGCGTCGCCGTTGACCGACAACGAACCCGCCGCGATCGCCGCGCCGATCGCCGCCGCGCTCAGCCGCACCGCCAGCGCCAGCCCGCCCTGCGCCTGCGCCTGCGCCACCGCCGCCGCACTGAGCGGGATCTGCAGCTCGATCAGCGCCTGCGCCTGGCCGGCGCCGCCGGCCGCACCGCCCAGCGCCACCACGTTGCTGTCGAGCGCCCCGGCCGCACCGCCCGCGCCCGCCGCCGCGCCCGTCAGGCGCACCGTCAGCGTCAGCACGCCCGCGCCCAGGCCCGCGCCCGCCGCGCCGCCCGCCAGATCCACCTGGCCCACCGTCTCCAGCGCGCCGCTGGCGCTGCCGCTGCCAAGCGCCGCCGCCTGCAGGCCGATGCCCAGCAGCAGCTCGCCCGCGGCATCGCCCGCGCCGGCGGCCGCCCCGGCCAGGCCCTTGCCCACGCCCAGCGCCGCCGCCGCCGCGCCCAGCGCCACCGCCGTCGCGGTCAGTGGCACGTTCTTGGCCAGCTCGCCGCCTGCCGTGCCGGCGGCCAGCGCCGCGCCCACCAGGTCAGCCACGCCGGCCGTGGCCAGCTCGCCCGCGGCGCTGCCGGCACCGGTGGCCGCGCCGGCCAGGGATTTGACGAGCGCCAGCAGGCCGTCAGCCGCGCCGGCCCCCGTGGCCGCGCCGCCCAGCGGCTTGACCACCGCCACCGCGCCAGCGGCCGCACCCGCGCCCGTCGCACCACCCGCCAGGCCCTTGCCCACGCCGAGCAGCCCGGCCGCGGCGCCGGCCCCGGCCGCGCCCCCGGCCAGGCCCTTGGCGATCGCCAGCGCCCCGGCAGCGAGGC